ACATATGGCTGAATACCGTACTGTTGCCAGTGTGCAATCAAATGGCCTGTACCTGAATACCTGTAGAAATGGCGAATGGTCAAAATCATTTTTAGACTTTCCCAAAGCAAGCGAGCTTGTCATTAAACAATGCGGTGATCAAATTGAATTGGTTATCTGCCATGATTGTGGTGACCAACCTATCCATCAAGTGATTTACAGACTTGATAGATATATTTACTAATAACGGGAAAACACCATGCAAAGAATTATTGATCAACGCGACACGTTCGCAAGAATTATTAACAATGATCTTGATAAGGCAAAATTAATATCAGATTTAATTGAATATCTATCACATGAAGAACTGACAGCCTTATCTTATCTCATGTACTGCCAGAAAGATAAGATTGAGAAGGAAACACGCGCCAGATTAGCGGGTAAATCAGCATGATGATTTATCTAGTCATATTAAGAGATGGAACGCCAGTTCATGCTTTTCAAAGCGAAACATTAGCCTTGCATTATCGCCAGATATTACTTGATCAAGGTGAGAAAATTGTCGGCTTAATGACAATACCATATACATAAAATAGCAAATAAACTTAACTAAAAACGGGAATATTAACCATGACTATAGATTTTAAAGTTAAATTGATACGCAATCCAATCTCTGATAATGGACGTTCACCAATCTGGCAAGAAAATGCATTTCAATGGAAAGTATTATTAAACAATCAAGACTTTGATTATTACACTGGTAACAGATTGGTAGATAAAATCGGTCGGCCAAAAAAACCAACGGTGGACGATGTTTTGCATTCCCTGCTATCTGATTATGAAGCAATGGAAATGTCATTTTATGAATGGTGCGACACGTTCGGCTATGAGCATGACAGCATAGAAGCACAAAGAATATATATGTTATGCCAGCAAAACGGCCTCAAGATTAATAAAATCGGTATCGACATTGCAGCCGAACGCGAACGGTTACAGGATTATTAATAATGAAATTAAAAATCTATCACCGTTGCCCAACCTGCAAAGCTATCAGCGCAGGAAAAAAATGCTCGTATTGCAAGCCAAAGAGAGGGTTAAGAAAATGACCATATTGCGACTAGAGATAAACTCTGATTTTGTCGATGACGAACAAACAGTTAATCTCGCCAAAGCTGGAATACTGGTAACACCGCCAATCAGTAAAGACTATTGGCGTTATCGCGTCAAATTACACCGTGAACAAGCTATCATTGGATTCCCTAAGTTTAGTGTGTGTATTGGTATTGGCTTCGCTATAGAGAAAGACTGGAATACTAATCTGCCGTCATCATGTGACGCTGAAGAAATTTATAGCCATATAAAACACAATAAAAAGTATAAAGCTATTTCTGATGAAATGTGTTTATCCGCTATTCGTATGATTCAAGATCAAATTGCAAAGGAAAAAGAAAATGCCTAAATATCAAGCTATCTACGCACGTACTGAAACAAAAACAATATTTATATATTGTGACGCTGAAAATGAAGATCAAGCAAGCGAGAAGTTTGATGAAATGGTTAGCAATTCCATACAGCAAGAAGGCCATTGCGATGATTGGATAGACTTTGATGCAATGGAATGTATAGACGCTGAGGATTATGTTCAAGATATAGAAATAATTGCTGATAATACCGAAGTATCAGACGAGCAAGACGCAATCAATGTTGATAACGCACGCAAAGCAAGGGAATTGAAATAATGCCACTCAATGAAAAAGAATGTGTTATCTGGGGTTATCTGGAAACATTCACAAAAGGCAGATTGTTAAGCATGATTATTGCATTGATGACAACCGAAGATAAACAAAAGCTCTATGATGAAATTAAGGAAATACAAAAATGTTAATTTGCACCTACGGCGAATTTATCAAAACTTTCTTTGAAGGCTTTGGCTGCGGTATATTCTTGCTAACAATAACCTGGCTGTATTGGAGAAATTTAAAATGATTTTAATCGGACAAATTAGCGTATCAATCGTAGCAGCAATGCTAATCGTAGGCGTAATGGTATGGTTTATGGGTAGGCATATATGAATAATTGGGATGATTTTTGCGGTAATTTATTAATGTTATCAGGTGTATTATTAGTAACATGCGGTAGCATATTTATTTTGGTAGTAACTTATTTATTATATATAGGTCAATTAAAATGAAAGACGTAGCCAAGCGGAGTATTTCAGCATGACAGAATTTTTGATTAGCATTGCCAGCGAAACATGGCTTATTTTAGCTGTATTTTACACTTTTTATAAAGTTACAAGGATACATGAACGTGAAAATATTTGAATTTAGAAATAGTTTTATCGTGATCAATCAAATTGTCGCCACGACAATACAACAGAGAGATGATAAGGATAATCCGTGGAAAATTGAAATAACCATGCGAGAAAATAAAGTTTTCTCTGCTTACTTTGAAAGTGAAGATTCAGCACGATTAAAATATGGTGAATTAATGACAGCAATAAGGTTATGCCATGAAAACATTTGAGTTTAATGGTCGCACGTTTGAATGTGATCACCGTACAATATTTTATTTAGAGATAGGGAGATACGAAAATGCTTATGTAGTAGCTAAAACCTTTGCAGACGTTCCAGACGCGCTTATTGCGTATGATCATTACAAAGTATCAAACGGGTTTAAAAAACGTCTGGTAATGAGCAATGACGGCAAAAAAACAGTGTTAGGCAAAGTAATCAGTAAAAGATAATTATTAACTTTATAAAGGATGAGAAAAATGAAATCAGGTAATACATTTAAAGGCAAAATCGGCTTAATCCAAGGTATAGATGAAGGCGCAGAAAAAGTTGTCACATGGACACCTTGCTTTAGATTGCATGGCGGCCATGAACAAGGTGCAAAAAGTGATCTAGACTTTTTCGTGACACTGAATGAGCGTTCAACAGGTAAAGGTAAACGGGTAAAACAATTTTACTTCCGTATCGCGAATGGTGTAATGAAAATGCTGCAATGGGAACATGGTGACAATATCTTACTTTGCTACGACAAAGAAGATCAGCGCAATATGATGCTTTTAAAGCATGATAAAGGCTATCGCGTCAATCAAGAATCAGGTAGCGAAAAAGCACATGTTAAAATCTCGCGTATCGCTATGAACGCTCCTTGGTGCTTACTATCACCTTTCAACGGCCTAAAAGTTAAATACACCGTTGATGAACAAAATCGCCTGTTATTCAGAATCGAAAATTAATCAAGTGAGGGGTGAATAGCCCCTCTTTCAAGGAATATCATGATTGATCAGCATAGTCTAGAATATAGACAAATTATAGACAAACTGTCCGATAATTATCACCGTCAAGCCATTAATGCTTTCTCTAACAAGTTAATTGATGCAAGCGTTCCCTTCAGTGACTTCATACTTCACGTTATGGGCGCTTATATCGTCCATCGCTGCATTTTCTTGAAAAAGACATGCGAAGGTAGCGGGGGTGAGCCGCTCACGACCTTGGGCATATTTGACCTGTTTGCGGCAAAGATGAGAAATTGCTTGGTTATGAACGCAGAACGTATGAAAAATGAGGCTCATTAATGAACGTCCTTATTGCTTGTGAGTTCTCAGGCATTGTCCGTGAAGCGTTTAAGGCTCGCGGACATAATGCTTGGTCGTGTGACTTATTACCTAGTGAGATTGCGGGTCAACACATCCAAGATGATATTGTTAATGTGATAAATGGCGAAGCAACTGAATGCGATTACTGGGATTTAATGATTGCTCATCCACCTTGCACACATCTAGCTGTATCAGGTGCGCGATATTTCAAGGATAAGGTTAAGGAACAAGCAGAGGCCCTGGATTTTGTCCGTATGCTCATGAATGCACGCATTGACAAGATATGCCTTGAGAACCCCGTTAGCGTCATTAGCTCGAAGATAAGAAAACCTGACCAGATTATCCAGCCTTGGCAATTCGGCCATCCAGAGAGCAAAAAAACGTGTCTATGGCTGAAAGGATTGCCATTGCTGAAACCAACTAAGGTCCTGGAGCTGCCAGCCAATGGGGTTTGGTCAAATCAAACTCAATCTGGGCAAAATAAACTGCCACCATCTGCGGATAGATGGAAAATCAGGTCACGCACTTATCAGGGTATTGCTGATGCAATGGCTGATCAGTGGGGTTAAAAAAATTCCCCGTAGTTGGATAAGCTACGGGGTTGGATAAAGAAAATGAAGTTGTGTAAGGCAAAAAGGAGTGTTACCTGATCAGGATATCTTAAAAGCGTCTATCAAGGAAGTAGGCTATTAATCAAATCTTCTGCTTGTTTCTCACTCTCAATAATAAATAATTCTCCTTGCCAGGCATAATGGAATGCTGCTTCGTCTGGCGTTAATTTACGGCCTGATGGGGGTTTGCTACCGTCTTTAATCTCAATTAATGCTGTCCACCGTTGTGGCTGCCCTGATTCACGGCCTATCCATTTGCTGATTAATAAATCTGGCAAACCATTGCCGACACTGGACAGGATTGCTACTGAGCAACCCAGATCACGAAATTTCTTTGTTATAGCTGGCTGGTTTGAATCAATTTTGCGCACGCGGTAGCCCATATCACACTTTTCCCTGTTTGTGGCCGATTTCGGTCAGAAAGTTAACCGATTCGGTTAAGGGTGTCACCCTTGAACTCAATTCCTGTCAGGGGTGTCACCCTTGATTCATTGATAATTGCTTCCACCCTGGGCAACAGATCTTTCTCTGTGCCGTGGCTTAAATCCCAGCTACCGATTCCATGAAACACACGTTCAGCCAGAGGATTGCTAAAATCGCGCCGTATAGCGAGCATGAGGATATCCCTTGGTGTTGGCATACCTGATTGCCGTTCGGCTATCCTGATGAACTCTGCGATGCTTGGCGGCCATTCTAAATTGGTTCGGCAATAGTCCAGGGCTGCTTTGATCGAAGCATCTGGCAAATTGGCTATTCCTTGACCCCATTCGTCCATCATAATGTCAATTCCACACACATCAATGCTTTGAGTCCATTTGGTCTGCCATATAGCCTGGAACCTCGTAAATAGAACCGCCGTTCGCTTTTCGTTGTATTCTACGGTTGAGGGCTTCTGTAAGTTTGTCATGATAACTTTCCTTTTTTACCTGTCCATTGACCTGCCGAATCGGGAACACTCCCTTCCAGCCGTTCATGATGCTTTGATTTAGTACATCTTCCACATTTTGTCCATCGTCTTTGAATTTCTGTAGCTGTTTAATTATTAACCTTTGCGCTCGTAAACTCATGGGCGATTTAATCTCGCGCCTATGTTCAATAAATGACTGCCAATCCGAACTGCTTAACCAAACGGGTAATTCAATAATTTCTTCCTGAATCACAGGCTTTTTTGATTGTGTTATTAATTCAGTTATTAATTTAGTTATATATATATAGAAGTACCCCCGAACCACAGTTCGGAGGTATACCGAACTACAGTTCGGGGGAGGGGTGAACACCTGTTCGGGGGTGTCATCTTCTTGAGTACCGAACTGGTGTTCGGGGGTATGTGCATACAATAAACGATAATTACTAACCACTCCTGATGATTGTTCGCGCTCGATGATCTTTTTTTCAACCAATGAAGAAAGTAAAATGGTTATATATCGTACAGTGACTTTCATCTCTTTGGCTAAAACTTGAGTAGACGGAAAGATGCCGCACCGCCCTTGATGGGCAGCCAGGAATATTAATAATAACTTTTCATTTGCGTTCAATTGATCAGATTCTGCGCTACGCAGAAAATTAAGTGTTTCAAAAACAATATGCACTTTCCGTGACATTTTTGAATCCTTGTAAAATGTTCCATATATAAAATAAGCCATCCGGCTTAAGTTTTTCTTGAAGAATAGCGAAGGTATGTTACGATGCGGGAATCAGATGTACCGCTTCATTAGGCTCGCAACCTAACTTTATCGTATCACCTTCTTGGTTCCTCTAGAATTGAATGATCTTAACCCTGAGTAAAATCAGGGTCAAGTCATTGCATTAAATAAATATTAATATTTACAATGGGTTATCTATGAGCTGGATTGTTCAGTTTGACCATTCCTTGTATTCCAGTATTGGCCAGCAATATTAAAGTCTTTATCTTCATTAGTACGTGCATCACAGTCAAAGCATTGCGCCCAGAAATGTAAACCTCCTTCCCAATCCTCAATGATACCAATGCTGTCACTATCACAAAACGGACATCGTTTAAGTTTCATGTTTCACTCCATATGGATTATGTTTTTGATATTTTGTAACCGTGTCACTTTTAGGCTTATAAGTAGCGAATTTATCCCTTAGTTTAGGCTTTATCTCCGTTCGACCTTTATGATCTAGTGTCGTACCGTTTCGGTAATATCTCACTAAATGTGTGTTACATAATTTATGCTTCCACACCTTGGCGACACGATCACACCCTGGCACACAGCATTTATAATTCTTTTTCATTTATTTCCATTAAACCTCTTGTATATGTATAAAATCATGGTAGCATACCCTCATCGAAAAGTTAATCACTAACGGGAGTAAGAAATGTCCGAAGAAAAAAAGTTTGATGTAATGAGATTATTGAAAGCTATCTCTGATAGAGGCGATGAACGTGAAAACACTCATGCCAGAGATTTATTTGAATTAGCCAATGCTGGCGCAAGAGATATGTTTATTACTGCCTTGTGGAATGCTAAGTCCTTATCAGCTGCTTACATTGATGCGGTTCTGGCAGGTACAAAGAGTAAAGAAGAATTTGACAAAGAAGTTGCTGACTTTGAAAGTCGTTGTGAAGCAGCTTTGCGTTCAATTAAGAATAATCGTAAAGAATATAGAGAATGGAAAAAGAAGCAGGATAGTAAAGAAGATAGCGAATAGAATTTTTGCGTAGTGATTTGTAACGGTTACTTCATATTGGTTGAAAAACAACTGTTACAGTTTGTTCTCGCATAAGAATTTTAGGCTAGTGATTACGACCGATACTTCATACTGCTCTCAGACAGCAACAACGCGCTGATAAAAAAGAGGTGATTCTCTTAACTTAAAAGATCGACAGGTAAGACTGTATAAATTTAGGAATGAGATATAGAGAGCCGCGAGCCTGTTGGCTTTCAAATGTAGTTCTGACGGTTGTTGAATGTTCTGCCTTTAGAATGCACATTAATGAGAATAAGCCCTCCTTAACGTTGAAGGTTCCGCCAGTATCCTGCATAGACTGGCATGAATTTTAGATTGGCGTAGAAATGAGTTACTTCCAATGTGTCGCAGGTTCAAATCCTGCCTGACGTTTCGATGTCAGTAGCTCAGTCTGGTAGAGCAATCGGCCTTCTCGAAAGAGAGACTCATTTTGAATGTTCCACCAATAGTATTTTTGCATGGTGAAAGTTAGGGTTACTTCAGACTCTTAATCTGGCACGTAAATACCCTGACTGTTTGTTCCTGCAATAGAATTTTTGTGTAGCGTAGTGGAGAGTTACTTCACTTGAAATGAGCAGTCGTTAGACTACGTCAGTTCGAATCTGACCTAATACTTTTCTTGATGGTATTAGTAGGGAAGCGGCCAAACCCAGCAGCGAACTCTCTACGCCTGTTCTCACAAATAGAACGAACGTACTAGATAATAGTACGTAAAGAGTTATGACAGTAGCGGCGTGGTGTGGACACGCATGGCATTAACATGGTCGAGATTGAGTGGTTATGGTGGAAAGTAATTTCTGCGCATTAGCAATAACCCTAGAGCTAACAAGGTAGCGTATTCTAGTTGCGGTCAATTTAATGCATTGCCGGATGTCCGGTTCGATTCCGGAATACTGACCAACCCAGTTCAAATCTGGGCTATTGTCAAAAGAATAAACCAGATGGATTAAAAACCCGCTGGGATTAGTGTACTGAAGGCACTTGCTTCTTCCCACCAATGTATCTTGGTTCAGGGTATATCGGGGGAAGGTAGCATTGGTAATGCGCCGGAGTTAACCTTCGGAGATAGTGGTTAAACTCCACCCTACAACGCAAGTGCCGATTGTTGTCACATTATTAAGAGGTAATTAGGATGAGTGCTTTAAACAAAAGAACTGCCCCAATCATGACTCATGAGGGCGCTGTCGCAAAACATATTAATGCAGAATTACAGTTACGTAGAACGATCATGGCATGTTTGCTATGGGAAAATAATTTTTATGAGGACGGTAAAGATGTCGCTCAGAGAATTGCTGAATTGGCGGAGAAAGTTGATCCGCTGGTATGCTCGAAGATCGCTGCGGAAGCACGCGAAAAAATGGGATTACGTCATGCCCCCTTATGGTTGTTACGCGCCATGGCTAGACTTCCTAATCACAAGCGATATGTCGGACGAACTCTGGCAAGAGTTTGTTCAAGACCTGATATGCTTACCGAGTTTCTCGCTATGTATTGGAAGGACGGTAGACAAACTCTTAGCGCAAAGGTTAAGCAAGGCTTGGCACATGCGTTCACCCGTTTCAATGAGTACGAGCTGGCCAAGTACAATCGAGATGGAGCTATCAAACTTAGAGATGTATTGTTTCTTGTCCATGCCAAGCCACTCAATCCAGAACAAGGTGAGCTATGGAAACGATTAGTCGATAACACTCTGGCTGTTCCCCAAACCTGGGAAGTCGGTCTGTCAGCCGCCAAGAATGCCGAAGAAAAGAAAGCTGTCTGGGATCAGTTACTAAATGACCATAAGTTGGGTGCGCTGGCGTTCGTGCGTAATCTTCGCAACATGACCGAAGTAGGCGTTGACCAGGCGATGATCGTTAATTACGGGCAAAACCATGTGAACGTAGAGAAGATTTACCCTTGGCAGTTTGTGGCAGCCGCAGTGACCAATCCGCAGCAAGAGCCGCTATTGGAAGCCATGATGCTGAAATCGCTGGCCAAAATGCGTGAAGTTAAGCCCCTGAAGGGCAAGACAGTATTGCTGGTGGATAACTCTGGTTCGATGGATAGCGTGATGTCTGGCAAAGGCACGATGAAGTTTAACGATGCTGCGTGTGGTATCGCTATGCTAATCCGTGAACTGATGGAAGATGGGCTAATTGCTACGTTTGCTAATAGTGTGACCCAATTACCGCCTAGACGTGGATTTGCATTGCGTGATGCGATTAAGCAGTCGCCCAGTGGTGGTACTGAATTGGGCAAAGCGATTAATCATATCCATGCCAAGCTGCAAGGTAAGTATGACCGTATTATCGTCATTACTGACGAGCAGACAGCAGATAGAGTGCCAGACCCTCAAGGTCGTGGTTACATGATTAATGTGAACACGAATAAGAATGGCGTGGGTTACGGAGCCTGGACGCACATTGACGGATTTAGCTCAAGCGTGATCGAGTATATCCAGCAGTATGAGAACCAGTTTTAGAGAATTAGTGGTGCTGGGTAAACCAGATTAAGCAAGTTCGAATCTTGCGCTGAGACCATCCTTAAGGTGGCTTGGAGTTTAACTGTGGAAGTTACATCACTTATTTAGCTGAGTGCATTTAATTTCATTGCGAAAGCAGTGTATCAGGGTTGATGTATTTAGCTAGATGACAGGTCGGAATAGACGGCCATGAATTAGAGAATATTCAGGAGTCGTCTAACGGCAGGACATTAGGCTTTGATCCTAAGAATGGTAGGTTCGAATCCTCCCTCCTGAACCAAGTATGCGTGTATGGGTGAGTGGTCTAAACCGACCGACTGCAAATCGGTTCTAGTCTGTGACCGGACGCAGGTTCGAATCCTGCTACACGCTGTCAGGGTCAGTAATTTAATGGTAGAAGTACGAACTCATAATTCGTTATGTGGTGGTTCGACTCCATCCTGACCCAAAAGAGCAATGGTAACTCAATGGTAGAGTACCAGACCGATAATCTGGCGGCTGATGGTTCAAGTCCATCCCATTGCAAGAATTAAAGGATGAGAAAATGGAAGAACTTATAGCGTTTCCCAAGATTGAACAAATCGGCAAGCTGTATATGACTATCACGCAGAAACTGCATGGTACGAATGCTCAGATCATGATTGAAGATATTGATGGTGGTCACTGTGGCGTTGATCCTTGCGTCAGAGCTGGTAGCCGATCACGTTGGTTAACTCCTGAAGATGACAATCATGGTTTTGCTCGCTGGGTCAAAGATAATGAAGCAGAGCTATATTGTAAATTAGGTTTAGGGCGTCACTATGGTGAATGGTGTGGTAAAGGTATTAATGCTGGTGAAGGTCTGTCAGACAAGAGATTCTATTTATTTAACTGGCGCAGATACCGAACAATGCCGCTGCCTGATCGAGTTCATACCGTTCCCGTCTTATTCACAGGTAAGTTTGATCTAGGCACAATCAATATTGTTATGGATGAACTTGAGCATACTGGCTCACATATCGTGCCAGGCTATATGAAGCCTGAAGGTATCGTCATAGAAGTCGATGGCAAACGATACAAAAAAGTCTTTGATGATGAAGTCGTCAAATGGTCACGACCTGATGAAACTAGAGAAAAACGTATTAGCAATTTTGATGCCAGTCCCTACCTGCAACCCCTGCGATTAGAAAAGCTGTTATCCAGAGATGAGAAGTACACGAGAGAATATCCTGAATCCTTACCTCAGATTGTTAAGGATTATATTCAGGACTTGGTAGATGAAAAGCAAATACCTGGTGATGAAGATGAAATCCAGAATGCTAGAAAATGTATGGCAAGAGCCATATTCAATTTTGTAAAGAGTACCATAGCAGGGCAGTAAGCCGATTCAATTCCAATGGAGCTTTAGAGTTAGAGTTTCATGATAGGTTTAGTGTCCTGCTTAATTAAACAACGGGAGTTATATGAGTACACAAAGTAGTGTCGGCGCTGAAGCTGCGTTTAAAGAATGTCTTGAAGCCATAAAATCCTTCTATAATGTTTTCTGTCCTGGCTTAACTCATGATATGAGATTTGCCATAGAAGCTATTATTCATAAAATCGAAGGCAATATTAAAACATGTCAGGATGGGTGGTACTAATGAAGCTAATATACAAGCACGATCAGGAACATCATTTTAAAATCATACGCTATCCAGACGGTCAGCAGAATGTAGAGCTGGATTTGAACTATTTCAATGATCCAAAGCAACTCGTTGAAATGGTTTGCAGTATCAGGAATTTTAAAGAATTAGAGATTTTTCTCTGCCTTCATGCAGCCTTAATTAAGAATGATTTTACTGTTTCACATGCAACTTTAAATTATTTATTTGGAATGCGGTGTGACAGAGCATTTAGCCAAGGTCAGCCAAATTATATGCGGAATGTACTTGCACCAATGTTAAATGCTATTCCAGTTAGATATAATATTTTATATCCTCATAGTCATATTGGCCTTAAAACTTTTCGCGGTTATCCAATTGAAGTTGAAATCCCTGATGAAAATAAAGGCTGTTATGTTATCGGCGCTGATGAAAGTGCCTGCTGGTCAGAATTATATTATCGAAAAGAAAATCCTCACTTCTTTAAAAAACGTACTCCTGAAGGAATTGATATATTTCTTCCGCATCATATTCAACAAAAGATTAAAGAATTGCCAGAACATATGCCATTGCTAATTAAAGATGACCTGTGTGACGGTGGCGCTACATTCATCGCTATTGCTGAATATCTGCAACAACATTTTCCAGAACGTAAACGGTATCTATTTGTAGCGCATGGTCTGTTTACCAAGGGCATAATTCATGTCGCTGAAAAGTGGGATAAGTTAATCACAACCAATAGTTATCAGGATAATCAATCAAATGGTAATGCTATCGAGGTGCTGGACGTATGGACATAATCGTAGATATTGATGGCACTCTTGCTGATTGTCGGCATCGTAGACATTTTGTTACAGATGGTAATCATGACTGGAAATCATTCTTTGAATCCATGACCGAAGATACGCCAATTGAGCCAGTGATTAAGCTCGTTGAATATATGCACTTAAATGAACATGCAAATATTGTATTAGTAACAGGTCGGCCAGAAGAATATCGCTACTTAACTGAACGATGGTTATGCGATAAAGATGTTTATTTTGACCGATTATTAATGCGCAAAACAAAAGACTATCGGCCTGATTATGTCATTAAAGAAGAAATCCTTAATGAATTAAAAGCCACTGGTTTCAATCCTGATCTTGTCATTGACGACAGACAAGATGTAGTCGATATGTGGCGCAGGAATGGCATTATCTGCTTACAGAATAGTATGAAGGAATTACCATGAATATAAACCCAATCTATCTAGTCGATGCTTATAAAACAGGGCATTTTGCTCAGTACCCGTCTGGCACTGAATTAGTGTTCAGTAACTTCACGCCACGTAAGTCACGTATGCCTAGTGTTAATCATTCGGTGTTCTTTGGGTTACGGTATTTTCTTAAGAAGTATCTTCAGCGGGGATTTGCAACATTCTTTGATAAAGGCAATCAACATCGTATGCCAGCCTTTATGCCATCAGATTATAATGAGTTAATCAAGGCAACATTAGGTATTGACCAACGCCACACGCATATTGAAGATTTATGGGCATTAGACTTCCTCCCACTAGCCATCTATGCCCTGCCTGAAGGTTCAGTTGTACCCTGTGGCGTACCAGCATTAGTAATGTATAACACACATCCAGACTTTTACTGGTTGCCCAATATGCTGGAAACATTGCTATCCTGTACGTTATGGCAACCCTGTACATCAGCAACAATAGCTAGAGAGTACAGATTGCTGTTAGACAAGTTTGCTGAAGAAACATCGGATATGCCTGAATTTGTGGACTATCAAGCACATGATTTCAGTATGCGTGGTATGTCATCAGTAGAATCAGCCTGTCTATCAGGAATGGCGCATCTGCAATATTTCAAAGGTACAGATACTATTCCAGCAATGCTGTGTCAGCAGGAATATTATGATAAACCGTTAGAGATATGTTCTGTGCCAGCAACAGAACATTCAGTCATGTCAGCCGGAGGAAAGGAAAGTGAATTGGAGACTTTTAATCGACTGCTTGATACTTATCCTACTGGTATCTTGTCTATCGTGTCTGATACTTGGGATTTATGGCGAGTCATCACTGAATATTTACCCAAACTTAAAGACAGAATTATGGCAAGAGACGGAAAGATCGTCATCAGACCCGACTCCGGTGATCCTGCGGACATCATCGCAGGGTGGCCGTGTCCGATAGAAGTTGAGGAATATGGCACACCAGTACAAGAAGGTGTAATAGAATTATTGTGGGAGATTTTCGGTGGAACTATTAACTCTAAAGGTTTTAAGCAACTGGACTCTCACATCGGCTGCATATATGGCGACTCAATTACTTTGGAGCGATGTCAGGATATTTGTCAGAGGCTGGCCGCTAAGGGATTCGCATCTACTAACATTGTCTTTGGCGTGGGTTCTTATACTTACCAATATAATACACGTGATACTCTTGGCTGGGCAATGAAAGCCACCTACTGCGAGATTAATGGCAAAGGCCATGCGATTACTAAAGACCCGATTACAGATGACGGTACGAAGAAATCGCACTCAGGTATTCTCAGAGTAGTAAAATATCCTGAATGTATTAATCCAAAAAATAAATTCTCAGTACAGCAAAATTGTACATGGGATGAGTTTTATGATAATGAAGTTAACGAATTAAAATTAGTTTATATAGATGGTAAAATATGCGCATAGTTGCCTTATCAGATACTCATACACTACAAGCCCAAGTACCTATGCCAGAAGGTGAATTTGATGTATTAATTCATGCTGGTGATATGGGCAATCTCGGAAAAGTCACTGAATATGAAACTATCGGTAACTGGTTCAGAAGTGTAAAGCATCAGTATAAATACCAGATCATTGTGCCAGGTAATCATGACTGGGGTTTCATGAATCATCCTGAATTCATCATGAACTCATATTTTGACCCAGATGTTATTCTGTTGATAGATAAGGGTGTCGAAATAGACGGGGTTAAATTCTATGGCTGTCCGTGGATGCCACAGTTCTATGACTGGGCCTTCATGCGCCGTGAAGATGAATTAATACCTTACTATAATGCGATTCCTGATGATACAGAGGTGCTAATCACGCATTGTCCACCGCATAGCATTCTGGATAAAGCAACGAGAAGATATCGTTTATCAGAAGCTCATCATTATGACCGATGCGGTAGCACTACATTGTATGAAAGAGTTAAACAATTGCCAAAGTTAAAGCATCATATCTTTGGTCATATCCATTATGGTTATGGTACAGAAAAGATTGGGGATGTGACATTTCATAATGTCGCAAGCCTAAATGAAAACTATTATTATCAAAATCCACCACAAATTATCGAACTGAATAAGGAGATCACTATGACGTAACTAACATAGGAGGTTTTTAATGAGTAAGACATATCGTGATGTTGTAAAAGCGAAGTACGAACATGCATATAAAAAGTTTAGAAAAAAATATGGATGGAGATATCACTGGGCAAATGATATAGAAAATCCGTGGAACCAGTTGTCACATAAAGAACAAATGTATATTGCTCCTTATTCAACCCCATCATGGTGGAATAGAGAATTTAATAATAAATGGAAACGTCATATGGATAGGCAATTATGCACACAAATGACACTAGAATATGATGGTAAATGGGATCATCGTTTCTATATAAACAATAAACCCCATATTTTTTACTGGTAAAAAGGATGAGAAAATGGAAGAAAATAGAGTTGTTAAAGATTTAAACGCCAACAAAGAATATATCTTATTAGGTGATATCTCCGGCAGCATGGCAGAGCGCGATCCAAGGTGTGCAGGTGAAACACGCTATAATTATATGCTGGAAAAATTTAAGCTGTTCATTATGGAAGCTAGCAAACATGATAGTCATCAAGAAGTTGATGTCATTCTCTTTGGTGAAAAAGTTCACATGTTTAAAGAAGTCACCCTTGATGATATCAGCACGACATTAAGCCGTGTTAATGCTGAAGGTGCAACCAGAACTGATCTTGCGCTGGAAGAAGCTTATAAGCGTCATCTTGAAAAATGTAAAGAAATGAAGAAAGAAGGTGAAGAACATCCAGGTACTGTCTGCATGGTATTCACTGATGGTGACCCAACATCAAAGCCAGCAACTGAGCAAGTCATTGTTGATATTGCTAATCATATCCGTAGTGAAGATGAGTTCAGTATTGTATTTATTACTGTCGGTACGATTCCATTCACGCTAGACAAGTGGCTGAATGGTCTGCATGATTCGCTGGAAAGCAGGTTGAAACAAGACTTTGATATCTTTCATGTAGAAAAGCTGGAAGATGTGGATTTCCTGCAAGCCGTGAATGTGGTGAACCATGACTGATCGTAAAGAAGAAAAGAAAGAAAGTAATCTAGAAATCATTGAAGCATTGGCTGAAATTGTTGAAGTCTTAGCCGATGCAATTGATGTCTGTACTGATTTCGACTAGGAGGTAATATGTACCTGTTTGAAGCACTATTCGTATTCATGTTAAGCCAAGTCTATGCTGCTTATTGCCCAATGTTAAGCAATAGCATGAAGTTCTGGCTGGACAGTAAGTTTAAGAAAGAATGTGATCATAAAGTAGAAAAACCATTCCGATAGAATACCAGGGTTTCATAATTGACCCGACAGACAGTGTTGCCGGACACTGGGTATAGATTCCGGCATTAGGAGAATAGAATGAGTGATGATAATAGTAAGATGCATTATTTTCAGGGTTACGCCCAACCAAATATATTTTCACCACCTGATGCAATGCCAGGATTATCCAATGTGACATTTGTAACTCGATCTGAGTTTGAGGAGCTGAAAAACAAAATCTATCAATCATTAAATACGATTACTTGTAGATTGCAGCGATTGGAAGAACATAAAACTCGCCAGATAGACGAGAATCGGAATTCATTTAACTCGCTGGAAGAACTGAGAGTTAAGCTGATGTTATTGGAGCGTAGACAAGAAGTTAAACATACTGAAGGACGCATGACTTACCTTGATGCATGGAAATGCATGTTAGCCGGAGATGCAATAACAAGGTTAGGATGGAAAAATGATGAATTGCGATTAACAATTAGTCGAGGTGTCATGACATTTCAAGATGTCGATGATGATGAAGATATTCTATGCATGGATGATCTCAATGCTAATGATTGGGTAACTGTAAGATAATAATATACATATACATATTTATGTAGTACAATCAGCTCTCTAATCAAATGGGAAGGAGTTCCAAATGAGTGAAGTAGCGCAGTTAAACCCCAGTATGGGTACAGCAATGGAAGCCCTCTTAATTGATGGCGACTTATCAAAGTTAACACCAGAACAACGTGTCACCTATTACAAAAAGACTTGTGATTCATTAGGTCTTAATTATCTCACCAAACCTTTTGCGTATATTCGTCTAAACGGTAAGCTTACATTTTACGCTCTCAAAGATTGTACTGAGCAACTCAGAAAACGTGATGGCGTATCTATCGTCAAACTGGAAAGCATGAAGCTGGATGATGTGTTTGTTGTCACTGCTTATGCTCAAAGTTCAGCGGGTAAGATGGATGTCGCAACAGGTGCTGTGCCAACAGCAAACCTCAAGGGTGAGAATTTAGCAAATGCCTTGATGAAAGCTGAGACTAAAGCTAAACGCCGTGTCACGCTCTCCATTTGCGGTCTTGGCATGACAGATGAGGAAGAAATCAGTTCAATTCCTACAGCTCAAAAGATTGAAGTGAATATCCAGACAGGTGAGATCGAAGAAGCTACGATCACCGAAGTTCCTGCTTTAGCTGCGCCAAAGTCCGATGAAGAAGTCTTGGCCGCAATCTCGCCAGAGCAAGGTACTGAGTTAGCGAATGAAATCAGTACAGCCAGAGATATGGACTCATTGAAATCTGCCTATGCCAGATGCTATGCGCTTCATGCTGGTAGACTGCCTTTAATGGTCGAGTTTACTAAACTCAAAGATATGCGTAAGAAGCATCTCGAAACTTATACACAAGAACAGATGGAAGGCACTTATGACGATGTTTGCCCTGATCTAGCAGGTGCGCCAGCATGACTTCACTCTATAATCTGACAGCCGAATATCAAGAGCTTCTACGCAAAGAAGAATTGACTGACGATGATCTGAAGGCTATTGATACTAAGTTTGCTGATATCGAAGATAAAGGCGTTCAATATGCATTCGTCATCAAAGAAATGGAGGCAAAGCTTGCCTTAACAGAAGATGCTATCAAGATGGCGCAAGCCAAAAAGAAACGTCTGGAAGGCAACCTTGATCGGGTCAAAGCTAATCTTGTCTATAATATGGTTTATAACAAGATTGAGCATATTGATAAGTGTCCATTATTTGATATCAAGATTAGGCATAATGCGCCAGCAGTAGAAGATTATGACCCTGACTCAATTCCGGTCGAGTACTTCAACAAGAAGGAAACGCTGACACTGGACAAGAAACGGGTGAAAGAAGATATTGAAAATCTGGGTTTGATCATACCAGGTGTTCGATTGGTAAGAGGTATATCGTTGCAAATTAAATAAGGAAACTTAATATGGCCGCAGACCTAAATAGATGTGAGTTCATTGGAAGGCTTGGGCGTGATCCAGATACAAAAGATACCAAATCAGGTGAACAGATGGTGACGTTCTCCATTGCTGTTGGTGAATCCTACACTGATAAACTAGGTGAAAAAGTTAAACTGACAGAGTGGATTAACTGTGTTTGTTATCGTAAACTGGCTGAGATTTGTGTGAAGTATCTAGTGAAAGGCTCGCACGTATATGTGAGTGGTAAGCTAAATACCAGAAAATATATCGGGAAAGACGGCACTGAGAAATCATCGGTCACTATCATCCTGGATACCATGCAAATGCTAGGCAGTAAGTTCCACCAAGACGAAGCTTCAGCGCCGAAAGAAGATGCGTCTTGTCATGAAATTGATCCAATGTCCGATGTGCCGTTCTGAGGTAGTTATGAATGATTGCAAATACGCATTGATCATCGTTTTGTTTCTATCTGTAATTGGTTTGATAACATGGTGTACGTTATTAATACTAGATACGATGAATGAAAATGATAGTCAGATTATAAATGCTTGTAGCGTTAGTTACTCAAAAAACGACAATTGAGTAGTTGTAAGATTCCTGCATGTGGTTGCTTCCCGTTTCCACGTGCAGGAATTTAAGTTTAGACAGCTTCGCAATGAATATGTTCAGCTTCGCAATTTTCTCCCAAAGCCTCGCAATGAACGTGATCTGGATCATTACAATCTTCCACCACACTGTCATCAATAGCTTCTAACTTTTTAGCATCTTCAGCCAATTGATGTTGGTCATGCAATGCGATTACATTGGATAGTTCTGTCGCATGGCCTAATAGAACATTCAGATCAGCATTAGCTTGTGAACATTCCTGCTTCTTCTGTTCAATTGCCTTTGTAAATTGACTTAATCTTTGCTGTAACAATTCTTTCATGTACTCATCCTTATAAAACTACATAACTAATTAAAACAGTACCGTTTAATGCGTTGGTCGGCCCGATATTGTTAATCACTAATGTCGCAGTACCAGAACCTGGGGTGCAGACTAAAGAGATTGTTTCAACAGTATTGGTTCCACCACGCAGCGTCAATAATACAGAAGATGTTGCGGAAATAAAGGTGTTTGTCCATGTAATGGAATAAGTACTACCAGCAGCTATAGTCAATGCAGAAGTAGTAATCACACCTGCTACACCACTGGCAGTTACTGCATTAGCCGCTTCAGTACCATTCACTTTGGCAAGCACTACACTGGAACCAGCAGCCATTGTATTCACGGCATTCTTGGCAACAATGTTACTTTCAGCAAGACCGCTATCAACTAATGTTCCAGTGATATCATTATACTGAGGGATATTACCTGCAACGGATGCGGCTGATTGCATAACCACACGTGTCAATGCAGGGTTTGATGGCAGATAACCATCGTCAGCAATTGCGCCAGCTGTACCATTGAAGTTAGCAAAATGACCTGCCACGACAGGCAAAACTACACTTGATTCATCTAATGATAAAGTCACTACACCTGCTGTAATGGATACAGAAAATATAGCAGTTGTCGCCCCACTTAATCCTTGCAGATATGCCACTTCTACCAGATCACTGGGTACAAGCTGATTAGGGGCAGCATTATTATACCATCCAGCAGTCGTAACCTGTGCCAACGTAGAATCAGTTACGATTCTAACAAGACGTACATTGTTGTTGCCTGGTTCAAAATTTACGGAGATTGTCATGATTTAATCCTTTAAGTAGATTCGTAGAAAAAGTTTACAAACACATTTTTTGCACCGGATGCAACAAACAAATTAGATGAAGAATTTGCAAATACTGTAAGAGTAGTACCTAATGCTGTCATACTAACTAATCCGATATTATTAGCTGAATTATTGGTAATTAATGCTGGGCAAATCCATTGGATATTAGAAGCATTTGGAAAACCTGTGAGTGTAAAACCTGTTGCATTACTGGTTCCATTAATAACTAAAGTAATATGAACTATTTTACCAATATTACATTGTCTAATCTGTTTGACAGATATGGCACTAAATCCTGTAACCGTAATACTCGCAGAGATATCAGTAAATGTACCACCGAATGATAAATTACCTGATCCATCCGTGATCATTGGGCCATTAGGAACACCATCTAAAGCAGGTAAGTTAAAATTAACACTTGTTGCTTGAGCTGCTGCCACACCAATAGTCGTGGCAAAAGTACCTGCTGCATTCACCAATGATAAGAAAGCCCCTGCGACATTACGGCTGTCTTTAAATCTAAAGCCACCACTTTTAGATATCAGGTTTAGATTCATTACTGCATCTGCACCTGTAGCTGTTATAGAAGGCGATGATCCTGCCGCAGCATTAGCAATCTGAATAAAATTAACAGCTAATGCCACATTACTAATATTCAACACTATATTGCCATTGGCATCTTTAATACCTAATGGTGCTTGCAGATAACCAGTCAAGCCTGTCATAGAAGTAATATCGCTATTAGCACCTGAATGAGCATAACCAGGGATCGTTAATCCAGCAGGTAAAGTCGTGCTAAAGCTAGGTATACTTCCAGCACTTGTTACCATCACAGAGCTAGCAGCATTGGCGAGCCATGTCGGAGCGCCAGCGCCACCAGAAATTAGTAACTGATTAGCTGATCCAGCCGCTGAGAAACCCATCGCAGTCGCTGTACCATAAACAATACCGCCATTAACCGCTGAGAGGGCTGCATTTGTACCGCCAAGATTCAATGCCACAGGATTCAACAATGAGATCACTGTACCTGTCTTTGTTAAGCCAGTTCCTGCTGTAATCACACCAAATGGTGAAAACAAGATTGGATCGGTATCAACTGTCGCAACTGTCGCAGTCTGCAACCATGCTGAACCACCATTCACTGTTCCTTGATTCACAGCTACTAAATTACCAGGCTCGATCTGAAGGTTAGTATCGTAATAAGTAGCGCGAGTCAGAACCCAGTTAGCAACGCCTGATCCTAGAGTGGTTACTATGTAAATACCATTATACTGAGTGAGCGTTTGGTTCTTAACCAAGATAGCGTCATTCACGGAAGCTGAATAACCATCGACTGCAAAAGCAACCTGAGTGCCAGCATTCGTCAAGGTTGCGCCTACACCCGCACCAGCTTGTGTAGCATTCAAGTTAACAGTCGTTGCAGCTTGCGCCGCTGGCTGAACGCTCAATCCACTAGCTGTCACATCGACATAATGTTTAGTCGCCGCATCTTGTGCCAAGACTGGATCAAGCATGTTGTTAATGCCAATCCCACCCATATTGATCGCACCGGACATCGTGCCGCCAGCCAATGGGAGATAACCGCCAATAGTCGTTCCTGTCGGCAATGAGAGTGTCCATGTTGGAACTCCACCAACGCTAACCATGACTCGATCAGCAGTCGTTGTTAATCCAGAGATAGTTGTACCAGCCGCAGCATACCAACCTAGCTGATTAATTAATCCTGAACTGACTGTTCCACTTCCAGAACCACCAGCTTGCCAAGTGGGAAGAGCAGCTGCTCCATTTGAAGTCAGAACCTGTCCAGCCGACCCAAGGGATGCCACAGATTGAAAAGCACCAGTGCTAGTCGTTCCACCGCAAAGTACACTATATGCAGTAGCACTCGCTAAACCTGTACCACCTCTAGTGACAGCAAGAGTTCCAGTCCAGCCAACCGTAATTCCAGCAGCAGTAACCAAAGCTGTAGTAGGTGCGCCAGTCAGCGTTAAGGTGACATTGGTATCACTCACTTCAGTTAATGGTGCGCCAGTAGGAATACCAACAGGAGCCCAGATTGGCAATGTTCCTGCACCCTGAGAAGTAAGAACCTGGCCAACTGAACCAAGACCTGCAACTTGTTGCAATGTGCCTGATGGAGTTGTGCCACCTGTTACCACAGCATATGGAACTAATGGTAATGGCAATACAGGAATAGAAAATAGATTAAAATTAATCGCTGTCGTGCCGACCACTACCGGAGTAAATACATTCGATATCCAGATAGTGCTAGCGTTAACCGTTCCACCAATGACATAGATAATTTCATTGCTGAATATTTTGGATGATGTATCAAAGTCTGTCGTTCTAACAATTACCCAGTTAGTGGTAGCAGAACCTACTGACATCACCGAATAAATACCATTCTGTGCTGATGATGATTGGTTCTTAACTAATATCCTGTCACCAACCAGCATTGCTCTACCATCAATAGTCAATGCAACTTGAGTGCCATTATTAGTAAGCGTTGCACCTGCTCCTGCCACACCATTAACATAAAGACCTCCAATATCAGCGGTTGTCGCTACCTGACAAGGTGCAACATAGAAATAACCAAACTGACTTATCAGGAATGTAGACAGTTCTGCCAAGCTATAACTTTTAGTGGTGCCTGTTAATGTAGAGGTCGGATCAGTTAAATCCGTCACATCATCTGCTGGATATAAATCCGTAGCCTTTGGCGTGCCAGGAGGCAATAGCGATATCGGTATAATCAATGTCATATTATTTCCTTATCTATTACCACCATTCAATCAGACAAAAAGCAGGGCCACCATTTCCACCAGCACCACCAGTGGTAATTCCAGGAGCGCCAGCGCCACCACCACATCCAATATCTCCATTGCCACCAATATCACCTGTCGATAAAATAGAATCTGATCCAGCACCACCTCCACCTAGTGAAAATAATGGCGTATTTGTTGCAAATGGAATACTTTCTAAAATATTAGAATAACCATTATAACCAACATTCCCACCTTGAACATTTGTATCTCTAGCTCCGCCCCTAACGAGAATTGTATTTAACGGAAGTAAAAAAATATTTTCAGTGTTATTTGCTGCAATACTTCCTCCATTATTAACAGATGATCCTGCCGCACCTAATCCAGCAGAGCCTGCTCCTCCACATGTAAGACCAACATACCCGTAATTTGCAGGAGTTGTAGTTGCGGTGCTTCCTGAACCTCCTGCTGATCCAGCAATGTTGTTATAGGAAATGGCTCTAGAAACAAATGGGGTAGCCGCTAATGCGGCTGAAGTAGTTGATCCTCCTGCGCCACCTGTGCCTACTGAATTACCCGTATTAGCTCCCCCTCCCTGCCCAGGAGATGCAAACAGAATACAACCAGGAAGATTAGCTTGACTACTTTGCACATTCACGCCAATAGAAGCAGCGCCACCAGCATTCCCATTATTTCCATTTGCATTAAGTGTTGTCGCTCCTAATGCGCCTGTTCCACCTGTACTAACTTGTATTAATATATTTGCAGGTAAGGTGCGAGCAGAATAAATCGCACTGGTCACAGCACCTGAGCCACCGCCTCCACATCCTGCTTTATTAGCAGTAGCTACAGCACCACCACCGCCGCCACCACCAGCGCCAATTAACATGAAATATACAAATCTAGCTTGTTTAGGAATTGTGAAATTGACGACATCTGGAACGCTTGGCGCGGAACCACTTCCAACCACATAAAAGCATCTTTCTTTATATTGAACCAGTTGTCCTGCTTGATACATTAATAATCTGCTCCTATGCAAGTTACCTGCCAAGCAGTTGATGCATCAATAACAGCAATTTCAACTCCAATTTGATATCCTGCCGGAAGTTGTATGTTTACTGGAAATTGAAAATTGAGCGTTGCACCACCATTTGTTGCGGTAACAGAAGTAAGTGTATATTCCATGATTAATGAGCTATTCGATGCAGTACCGAAACCACTTGAATTAGCGATGAATACTCTAAATGAAGCGCCTACATCAGTAGCTGTAGTGGTAGTAGATTTAACAAGTAGCTGTAAAACATAACTGCCATTTGCACCTGCTGTAAAAACAGAAGTTGCTGCGACACCCGTTAGATCAGTTTGTGCAGTTGAAATGTTAGCCCAGCTAATATTAGATGGGTTAGTAAAAATTGGTACGGTATTTGCTGCCATTAGTAAATCCCTCTCGCAATAATATAAGTTAATCCATAGTTAAAAGAGCCACCACCACCAGCTTGCCATGTCGGTAAAGTACCTGCTCCGTTAGAAGTTAATACTTGTCCAGCAGTTCCTAATCCACTTACATGCTGAAATGCTCCGGTAGCAGTCGTACCACCCGTTATTAATGCATAAGCTGTAGTCGTTACAATGCCCGTTCCACCTTTAGGTACAGTAACAGGTAATCCAGCAACACTTAAAAACTGAGCTGAAAAGTTAGCATAAGTCATCGCTGCATCATTACCTGCACCATAAGGACTTTGGCCAAAGTACATCAAGTCAGTACCAATGTTAGTCGTGATTGGATTCGCTATAAATACTTGATCAATATTCTTTGACATGTCATGTCCTTATTCCAAAAGCAGTAAATTAGTTCCATCAAGCAATAAGAAGTCTCCACCATCCAGTAACAAAAATCTATTCGATGGCGGTGGTGGTGTGGATGTACCAATATTCACATCAGCATTAAACGGGCTATGCGTTAATGGATTTTGCTCTATATTCATACCAAAGTTAGGTCTTGTCAGCATAGTTTAGTTCCCAAATACGCTTACTACATAGAAGCTAACCTTTACCTGTGCGCCAGCTACATCAGAAGTAATAAAGCTGAGTGTATCGCCAGCCTGAACCAAACGAGCTGAAGGGTTCAAATCTGATGTCGTTGCGGTGAATGCGCCAACTGGAACTGCAGCCGTAGCATTGATATCAACCCACACATTAGAGCCTGGTGTGTAGGAAAATACGGCTAACCAATATGGATAATTAGCAGGAACAGTCACATGCTGTTCAGTGCTAGTCGCAAGCAATCCTTTAAACCCATCCGTTGCAAACATAACACCGAAGCCATTATATCCGGCTACGTCTTTCGTCATATTAAACTTTGTTGAAGTTGCCATGATTAATCCTTTAATACTTTATAAAATAGTTAACAGAGAAGTTAACAGGTCTTGTTTCTGATCCACCTAATGCAGAATTTCCAGTGACTGGGGTTGACCCTGCACCAGCTCCTAATCCTCCTAGAGAAGATGAACCAGATGTCAATACATACTCGCCTATTGCTCCAGGAGTTGTATGAGTATGTTGTAAGAAGGCAGCCGCTTCAAATGATCCTAGATAATTACCCGATGCCGGACTATTATTAAAAGATAAGTTAAGCAAAAGACGGGTTGCATGATTAGTATCGTAAATACCTGTAGGATCATAACCTCTTAAAAACAGACCAGCAAGATTGGGTAATACAAACTGATACTGATTCACTGCTGCAATCGTGGCTTTTGCAATCTGATCAACGGTAGATGTGGAAGATATACTAACCATGATATTCGCACCTGATGGCGCGGAAGGAGCCGTACCTGCACCATTAACTGAATACCAAACATTATAAGTTAAATGCGATGATCCTGTTGTAAACGACCAAAAGTATCCTGCTGCCGGAATAGTAGTGACTGTTGCGGTATAATAGTTATTAGCAATTCCTGCAACAATCGTAACAGCGCCTGAGCCTGTTGCTGACCCTGCATCTGCAATCGTATTAATCTGAACATTGAATACGCCAGTACTAACGTAAAATAATGTTACGAAGTTAAAACCTGTGCCAAACATAGGAATGGTATTAGCATCAATCGTATTTCCAGCTAAACTAGCCGATGAGATTGCAGGACTATTTAACAATAAGTAATTCATCAATCTTTGGTATGGTATTCCAGTAAATTGATTATAGGCCGATGCAATATATGTTGTTCCATTCATGGGCAATTCATTGGATAAAGCTGTAATCTCAGTCTTAGCTATGATCTGACCGACAATAGACCTGTCAAATGTCATACCTTTCGCTGTCAAGATCAATGGCAATCCTAAATCCATTCCACCTGGATCGGGAGTTGGCATCCAGCCAGCCACACCTTCCGCTAGCATCTCAGCGTTTGTCTGGACAGGAACAAACAATGGAACAATAGCATTTGCTCCTGAAATCAAAGCAAAGTCGGTAAATTGAGTATTACAGGCTGTACCGCTAGGACGAATCGCCAATGCAACATAATCATCTGTTCCGCTGATTGTTCCCGTATTAGTTGGGAACCCTGCTATTTGGACATTAAAATACTGTTGGGCATTCGTAGATGTGAATGTGAATAATTTCACTTGCAAAGGAACAGAAGCACCCGCGCCACTTCCATAACTATAAATACGCCATACATCGAAACTATAAGAACCGCCGTCAAGACTGTGAGCCTGAAAGTAAAACGTATAAGGCTGTTGGCCAGGAGGACTACCAGTACCAAACTTATTCACGTCAGGCCAGACGATAGCCAAATCTTTAATGGCATCACCACCAGCATTAGAACAGACAAAGTTAAAAGCATAGAGTGGGAAATCATTGCTATTAGGCAAAGGATCATAGCCACTGAAACTATTATTATAGGTTCCAGATGGATTATGTGAGGTTACAAACTCCCAGCCACCTTGAGCAATATGGGTGATATCAACATTGCCACCACTGGTATAACCAGGCACTCCACTGCCACCACCATTGTTAACAACCGCAGCGCCAGCATTGTTATGCGCTAGGAACTGTCCATTAGGAATGAAGTTCTTGGTATCAACTGTTGCGCCACCACTACTACCATTCGCACCGTTAGGCCATGCTGAACGAGTAAACATTAATCGTCCGTCAGAGCTATAGACAGTAATAAAATAAAGTTCCTGTACGCCAGTCTGTTGATCAGGTGTGCCAGTAAAAGGATAGTAATAAGGAATAATGTTATTGCCTGTACCATCTTGAAATGTACCGACAGAAGATAAAATAACCGGATCAGGCAATGCAGAATAAGTATAGCTACCACCAACCAATGTCAGTTGATAAACAGGTTTTAATGTATTGTGATTTTCATCACTATAAAATGTCACGACACCAGCAGCCAGTGGCAGACCTGTCAGGCTATCGACAAAATATTCCTCTAAATCGCTAGTCGTAATAAATCGTGGGTCGAGTGCCATTATCTATTCCTTATAATTTATGGCTTAACATATTGCCAAGGTTATACCCAATAGTATGGCTGAGTATTGAGCGACCAAGCCTACGAGTCGTTCTGGCTTTCTCTTTATACTCATCAATAACTGGTTTGGTTTCTCTTTCCATCTCAGCAATTTTACGATTAACCTTGTACTTCAACTCATCAACATGTTGTTTACTGGCTTTCGTCAATGCTTCTGCTTCCTGCTGTTTTTGTAGCATATGATTAAGATTGGCGCGTAAATTGGGTGATTCATAATGCTCAAAACCATTAACTTTTGCCTGATCAACAGCATTGATTAATTTATTCGGTTCAGCACCATTCTTAGCACCAATTTTCGAAAACATGATCTTATCTTTAGTATCTTGAGAAAGATCATTTAATATCTTTGATCCAGCACCAGGAATAACCATAGGTTTGCCAGTTGCCTTATCTATATCTCTGGTTATCTGATCTTCAGCAGTAGGATTGGCGAATGCTTCATGAATATTTTCGACATAACGCTTTCTGCCACGGGTGATCTCTCTTAACTTTTCATTAGAAAGATAAGGCGCAACAGTTTCCTTGTAAATTTCCTGACCTTGTTTCCACTTACCAGCCAGATCAACATTCTTATCAGGGAATTTAGTTGTTAAATAATTTTGCATGTCATCGCCAAGCTGGGCATAAGCATTTTTAAGATTAGCTAATTCCAGTCTTTCAGCTGGTGTACGCATCGGCATCTTTTTCAGATCGCCCAGCATAATACCCAGCTCTTGACGCAACATATGAGCATTTTCAAAAGTAGGGCTAGCCTTGAATTTTTCATAAGGTTCGCCAACATTCAAATCTTCAACTTTTGACATCAACCCTTTACCTTCATCCAGAGCTGTTGAAATTAATGGATCAGCTTTCTTATAAAGCAATCCTTTATCTGGCGTAGCATTAACCTGATCTAATACATGCTTGAAATAAGAACTAGCATTAGCTTCCCTTGCATCATGAAGCTGACGAACATCATTAGCGATAGATTCAGATACCTGCGGCAATGTTTTATTGCGTTTACCTAAATTTTGGCTAGTCTCGATTGCTTTATCAGAAACATCTTGGTTGATATCATTAACATGATTTTCAGTTTGTTTTTTAACATAATCAATCTGACGATCAGCCGCTTCCTTCAATCTATGAGTTTCATCGTTCAGGTGGCTTTCAATATTCTTAGCCATGTTCTTTGCATTTAATGCATCGCTTACAATATTCTTAGCGCCAATGATTCCTTGCATACCTTTCTTTGCCACGACCGGAGCAATTAAGCTCAACAGTGAACTTTCAATGGCAGCTGGCAATCTGCCTTGTGGAACCATATCACCAACACCAGGAATATGACTTGATAGTAACTTTTCATCAGGTGCAGATGTTAATCCCGTCATGGCTCCTGCACCTGCTGCACCTGCTAATTTTCCAGCTGGCGTACCAGCAGCATAAGGAATGATTGATCCAATCATTGATCCTACACCATTAGGGTTTTTAGATATGAGTTTATTCAAATCAACTTGATTGTCACCTTCTAAACCCATTTCTTCACGGATATTAACTTTAGGAATATTCAGCTCTTTGCCAGTCATTTCTTTATAGAGCTTCTTTGCCATCGTGTCGCCAATATACTGACCAGCTTCACCAAGACCTGATGCTGCTTTCTGCATGGTTCCCATGATGCCGCCAGCAATATCCTGCGCATCTAATATAGAATTACGGCCTTTCTGCAAAAATGGTTTTTCATCTGCTTTAAATCCAATCTTTGAATAAAAATCCTCTTTTGGCATGTCAGAATAATATTTGGCATGAAGCTTATCTGCCAATTCCTGATCAGGAATATCCTTATATTGAGGATACTTTTCTCTAACATCTGCAAAAGTAATATTAGCCATTATAGAATCCCTAATGGATCAGATTGCGATGATTGACCCTCTTGCTGTTGTTGTTTATCTTCTGCGTCATATCCTTGCTGACTATAATTCCAGGTAGCTTTATTTTCAGCATTGTTAATGATGTTAATCATCTTGGTAATTTTCTGTTGAGATTTTTTATAAACTTCAGGCGATAAAGTTGGGCCAATAACTTGTAATTGATTCTGAGCTTTATCAACCATCATCTCTAATGCCTTAACGCCAACTGGTGCGCCACTTGCATTTAATCTCAAAGCAGCGACTTCCATTGCAAGTGCGCCAGCAGCGATAGCATCAGATTGCTGTTCTACATTTTTACCTTTAACTGCATCGACCAGCATATTAAGAGATTTGCCATTCCATCTTGATGCATAGGGTTCCATAGCTTTAGTAATAATAGGATCAATAGCATTTAAGCCAGCATTCGCAACATTAGCTCTTTGCTGACGACTCAAAATAACATTAGTAGGTGGAGCAATAGGTGCTGGCCATTCATTAGGTTTATTAGCATCAAAACCTTTCTCTTTAGCGATATCTTCAATGGTTTCACCATTCCTAAATCTTTTAGTGGCTTCTGTATTGCTTAGGCCAAACCCCATAGCTTGATCAATCGCATAGGCTTTTTGAGCTGCTGGCATCTTGTCAAAATTACCAGCTTTTAAATTAGCTTCAGCAACTTTCATAATAGTCTTTTTATAATCAGCATTAGCAGCCGTTTCAGGAGAAATGCCAAGTGCATGAAGTACCATTGCATCGGCTAAACCACCACGGCCAGTAGAAGGAATTTGAGTTCCTTCAATAAACTTTTGTTGTTGTGGTGCTTGCTGTTCGCTTTGCTGATTCATAGATTGAGCAACATTATTACTCATCTGATTTTGATCAGGTATTCTGGTCATTCCACCACGACCTTGAATTTGCTGTAATATCTGGCTAATAGCATCATTCAATGGTGGTTGAGATTGCTGTGGCTGTTGTGGTTGTGCCATATTTCCTTGGCCACCTGATGCAACTGTAGTACCAGGAATATTGCCACCGTAAGCAGATTTCAATATTTGAATTTCAGTGGGATCTAGTAAACCATGATCCCGCTTATATTTTGATGTTACATCTTCTTCTTTTTGATGAGAGATGTTTGAATACCTACTGGCAAAAGTAGATTTATAATCTTCAGGTTTATATTTGTTTTCAATTTCCTTGCTGAGAATTTCAGCTAATTCACGTCTGCGTACAAGTGGGTTTTTCTGCTCCTGCTCCACGGCTTTGGCTTTATTGAGTTGAGCAGCAATTAAATCACCATAGGTTTTTACGCCTTCATTAACATAATTACTTGATTCTCCCCAGATACCAGCCATGATTTACATTCCTCCCCCACCACCAAATGCTTTGGCAATCATTCCCATCATACTGGCTGTATTTTTATTTCTGCTATCTTGGCCGGTATATTCCATTGTTGCCTTATTAGTTAAATATTCCTGAATGCGTTTAGCCATATCACTACCAGCTTGCTGACCTTGATCTGCTAAATGCTGACTGCCACCAACACCACCACTAAACAAACTCATGATCTGTTCCATGAACTTATTATAGTCGTCAGAAGCGAAATTCTCAGCAAATTTACCTGCATTTGTTTGATGCTCGCCAGTACCAAGCATACCGCCAGCGGCTGCACTATTCGTAATAGCCTGTTCACCAGCACCAAGTCTATTGGCATAACCAGGCGATTGCTTATAGCCTTTAGACAACATATCCATAACAGCTTGAGGATTAGTCATTAATTGTTTATAGATAGCGTCTAATCCTGGTAATTGATTCTTTCCAGTTTCAAAGAAAGGTTGACCATATTGGTTAGTTTGACCAGGTATCTGGTCTAATGTCTTTCCTGCTTTCTTACTAGGATCAGGAAAGAAAGCATCGTTGGCCATATCAAACGGCATTCTTGCGACATCACCTAATCCCATAAATAATTCCTATGCGTTTGGAATGGCGCGTACAACACCATTCTGTAAAATAATCTGAAGCTGTCCGTTTGGCTTGGCAGTCGTGCCACCATTCACCACATCTGTTGCGAATAGCAATGTGCCGCCTAATGCTATGAAATTTCCGTCAGCATTTTTACCTGCTGCAACTTGCTGTATCTCTGCCAGTGTAAGCGGAGGGATTACACATCCTTCAGTACCAAAATTCTGTTGTAAGTTCTGTAATAGTGTTTCAAACAATATCTGCCAAGGACGAGTGAAATACTTTTCTTCATCCACGACTTCTTCTTGAACATAAATAGGAACTTCCATTACTGGTAAACTCCTGTTATGCCGTCTTTCACAACGAATTTACCTAATCCCCAGAACCTGAATTGCTGAACCAGATCATTCGACATGCCTAACCCCCACCACATTAGTTTGTTAGGTCGTCTGCCAAGAGGATTTAATTCCATACGCCATGAGCTACCGAAGTTCTGGCCGCCATCCACGGATATGGTCAAATCAACTGATGGCACTGTATTACGATAATTCGTACCACCGCCAATGGCATTCAAATCCTGTGTACCCACGACATTCTGATCTTCAGTACCTAATTCAAATCTGGTATCAAGGTTATTGTATGGCGTATCACCCTGTTCAATCGTGAAACCTGTATATCCTGCTACAAACTGAGATTGATCGGGCTGAATAATATTAGGCACAACCCTGATACGTGGTATCTCCCAGATACGATCACCATAATCATAGTTCGTGAACTGCGTACCGAGCTGATACAAATTACCATCTCTAATACTGACAAAGTAATATTGATCGTTGAAGAACGCGACACGTTTAGCGATAAACGCATTCATGTTTTCATCGGTTAATGTATAGAATGACTCAGTGTTAAAGTCATAAGCGTAAGTTAAATTATCTTTAACCCAGCTGACAACATAGAACAGATGACCATCCTGCTTGAACATATAACCATAAACAATATCAGGATATTTAAGCTGTGATAATTTAAAGTCTATACCATCATTTGAAATATGCTGAACCTGCCCGCCTTTACTATACATAATCACGGGGCCGGATTTCTCGTTAGCTGCAACCCAACAAACCATATCTTCACTTTCACCGATGGTAGCTGAGTTAATACAACCATAGTCAAAGTTCTGCGATTGGCTGCGATTGTAAGGAAATAACTGCGCACCAACATCTTGCCATATTTCCGTAACGGTATTACCCATTACCAATAGCTGATTACCACGACCAGGCATTCTGACACATGCAACGCAAGTATCAGGTTTCGTCTGCAATGCACCTTGATAAGCACCACCAGGCGTAGTCGGATCAGTGTTATCTGGTGTCGGCCAATTCCTTGCTTCATTGACGACAGACAATCTCCAAACATAAGAAACGATATCAGGAGAGATAATACGACCATTCTGGAAGGTTAAATAACCAGGTGTAAACTCAAGTGTGGCCGCAGTAATAATCAAAAACGATGGTGATGGCTGAGTGCTATAAACATACATATTCACTTCGTCAGTCAACACGATCTGTCCAGCATTGTTCTCAGTAATGAACACATCACCTGTGCTTGTCGTTAAATTACCGCAAAACGTATAAGTTAAGCTATCACCAAACTTATATAAAACATTGTCAATCACAGCAAACAACAAACCTAATCGTGCCGATGAGTAAATGCCACGACCCTCACCGTTAGGGCTAATCGTGACGACATTCTTGTAACCAGCGAATGGAACTAGCCATCCATCGCTGACAATCATGTTGAATGTTTCTTCACTGGATATTTTCGGATAACGGCCAAAATGATTAGACCCCGCTATTTTAAGCGGAACGTCTGTATATTTTTGGCTACCTGGATTTGCCATTAGGGAGTCCAGCCTTTTCCGATATTCACCTGCGCCCAGTTAATGCTGGTTGATTCATTGATGAAGTTAACTTTCTTCATGGTTAAATCAGGGGGTGAAACATCCATCAATTTCTTTTCGTATATCTTCAACATCTGCAACTTTTCAGGAGCAAAGGAAATGTTGTATTCATTACACATGAACTGAGCTAAAGCATAACGCAGATATTCAAGGTAAAAGTTGTCATAAACTAATGCCATGTCCTGCATTAACGTCACATCGGTCAATGCAAATTTACCAATGAGATTGAACACATAGTTCTGGTCTGGGAGGAAGTAAACCCAGACATTAGAGCCGCCAAATGTTCTTTCTAAATGATACTGGAATGGTAGCGATGCAATGTTATCAACGCGACCATTACCAAAATAGACATCACGGGTCGTTTCACTCATTGGGTAGCGAACTACGCCTATGTTGAAAGTCATCGTTTCAATTTCATACAAATTCGGTATGAAGTACATTTCTTGGGATTGAACGAAAACTCCGGCATAGCGAGTAAAATACGGGATGAGTCGTATGTCACTCGCCTTAAAGTCCAGCAGTGTGTTAAGCAGGAATAAACCGTCCGTGATCTGATCGCCCGAAACGGTTTGCAGATTACGGGCGACTATTCCAGAGAGATACCACGCTCTAGTAATTAACGTCAGTGCTGAATATGCCATTACTCATTGCCCTTAGATGTAGTATGCAAAACCAGACACATTAATTGCGACACCACCCACAGCTGATACTTTATAGTTAGAGGTTGGAACAGTTGCCACTAACTGTGAAAGTACTTGGCCGAATGCCACGGTATGCGCAGTTGCACCTGCAACGGGAGCGATAGCTGTCCATTGATCACCTGTCGCATTACCACCCTGCATATTCAAGACATCGGCAGCAGCGTTAGCAGTCCAGTTGGCGCGGAAAGTCACCATCAGATTATCAACAGCTGGAACCAATGCGCTTAAGTTAATAGCAGCATAAGTTGCCGATGTACCTGCGGTAACAGATGTTGCTTGAGCTGCATCATAGGTAAATACGCGAGCATTGTTATTACCTGAATTATACATCTTCAGGAAATGAACAGAGCTATCAGTGACAGCATAACCAATATGGCGATAAGCACTGTATCCAAATGGCATCAGCGGGCCGACAGAGGGAGCAGCCAGAGAAATCATCGCACCTGTTTGGTTAGCGGAAACTGGATCAGCAATGACATAAACATAATAGACTTTGCTTGCCAGTAAAGAACCTGTATCCAAACCATTAATACCGTTATTCGCTGCATTAATAGAAGTGGAAGAATTGGCAGTTTGACCATTATTGAAATTGTCGTAGTTACCAATGTTAAGATCATATGTATCTGAATTGTCACGGCAGATACCAGCACTAACATTCAAGATGGTATTAGGCGTGGTGGCATCATTACTGATTTTGCATTCGTTAATATACAGAAACTTCTGCACTAAAAACGGTACAGCTTGAGGATTCGTTGACATATTTGTTTCCTTTAATTCGTTAAAATGTTCTATGTGGAACAGGGCGCTTTCGCGCCCCGCCTAAACTTACATAGGGAATACGATTCTGAACTGGTTGTCTTGAGCCATTGTTGAACCCCAGATCGCATCACGCACATAAGAACGGTTGTTCATACCAAATTGAACACCCCAGTAGTGACGGATAGAAGCACCAGATTCTTTATCCATTGTGTTAACGGTAGAGAACGGTTCTTGGTCAGGAAGTTGCGGCATCGCCATATAGAACTGATCACCAGAGCTTAAGAGTCCTGCGCGGTGAGATGGCAGTAACTTAACTTGCATACCTGCTTGCAGAGTATGATTCAGGTTCTGATTTTCATTCTGCGCCCAGACCATTGGAGGGTAAACAGACAATGTTACGTTTCCACCAGCAGAAGCAGCCGCATTAGCAGTAATCAGGAACTGAACTGGTTGTTGCGATACGCTATGCCCAATGAAGTGCAGGAAGCGCAGATTAGGTTGACCCGCTACACCGTCTTGGAACTGCGCCATATCACCTGCGAAAATCGCATTGACATCATTAGCAGTCGCACCAGAGAAGGTAAGCTGAGTGACATTTTGGCCTGTAGGATCGTTAGTGCTAACCAATGTTAAGGTTGTACCGTTTACACCGACATCACCAGAAACATGGGTTGGCAGCAAGTTAGAGGTATACCATTCAGTACCCGCAAACATTCCTAATTCCCAGCTGTTCGCCATTGTATTGTTACGGTTAGTAGCAAACTGTTGCAAACCAGTGCTTACGATTGCTGGAATGTTAGGTTCGGGCAGAATACCAAACATCTTATTCTTAGCAGCGCCGAAGTCTTTAAAATTTGCGACAAATTGTGCGAGTTGACCGAAAGAATTGATTTGTGTTACGCCATCGCCTCCGAAACGATAAGGGCCGGAGTTTGTTTGTTGCAATCCGAAGTTAGCGTTCTGAGGATCGTTAATCACAACACCAGAAACGATATTCTTCAGAATATCAGTTTCGATAATAGAACCAAGTTCCAGCATCGCTGCCTGACCGAAGCGTTCCATATAATCTTTAACATTAAAAATGAATTGTTGATCAGTGTAAGCAGCTGCAATGTTCTGAGCTTGAGAGCAGACCAGAGGTTGCAAGCGTTGCGCTGATTGTTGCTGAGTAATGACAAGACCGTTGTAACCGATATAGCGAGGTGGCAAATCGAAAGTAACCGTATCGCCAAGATTCGCGGTCATATCGTTAAAATTTTTAAACTTTTTGTTTGCTAGTTTAATACCGCAAAATGAGTTAAGTAACCAGGCTAACTCAGCCTTCTGATACGTTTGCACGTTGACTAAAATATTATTCGGAACAGCCATTTTAAAATCTCCAATAAATTAAATTTATGAAGATAATGGCTATTCCGTTAGAGCTATCCTCTGAGCCAAGGTTCCTTTTGGAAATCGCTCACGGACTTCTCGCCACTACCTCCGACATTCGTTGGTGATAGCTGGTCTAATGGCTCTTTTACTTTCGGTTGCGCGAGTGCTGCTTGATTGGCTTTGATCGACTCATGTAATTTAGTCAATTCCCTTTGCGCCAATTCCGGCATTCCACTTTTCGCCAGCATCAGAATATGCGCGTATTTACTGGGATTATGTGCCAAGTCTTTTACAACCTTGGCCGAGTTATCCATCCCATTCATCCAGATTACTAATTCTGGGTGCTGCGCTATCTTCAACTGGTCATAGGCATCACCAAAGTCGGGGTCTGCTTGTATCTCAGCTTGAATCTTAGTTTCAAAGTCCTTTGCCATTTGGTCGGCAGTCATCTGCACTGACATTCTGCGAGCAGCAGCCATAATATGCTGTTCGAGCTGTTCTTGAGGAATCTGCGGTATGCCACCCATATTCTGTACGGGTTGAGCCGTATCTTTCGCCACATTCTGTCTTTCAAATTCAGCTATGGTTTCAGATCGTGCCTTTTCTGCCGCTTGCCGCTTCTCTCTCGCAATTAACTTGTCGAGTTGAGATTGCGGAATCATCTTCTCTTGAACAGGAGGTGGCGTTTCAACTGGCGCTGCCTCTTGTGGTGCATCATTACTTTGAACTTCAGGTTCAGCTGCGACCGCTTCCGGTGCTGCTGCAACGTCTGCTACTTGAGCCTCATCCATGCTACTACCTCTTTTGATTGATGACTGAATCACAGTAAACATCCTATCTTTCGGGATAGTCCGTCCACTATGACCTGTGGAAAGGTGGGTTAACCTCAGATTTTGCCCTGAGTGGCGTTAATTAAAACAATTATTGGATTTGTTCTAACAAAAAGCAACAGTGAGTATATTATTTCGACTTGTACATATAGTTCGGGTTATTAAACGATACCCGTATCTGACTTTGATTAGATTCACACGGGATAAATCGCCAGGTACGTTCATCTTCAGGATTATAATAATATTTGGCGACAGGCATTCGATAACCTTTCTTATCCAAATATTCCCGAAGTTTTATCAATGATTGTTGCGCATTAACCTGAACAGGTGGTGGAACATTGTGATTTTGTTTCACGAAATGAATAAGCAAACGATGGCTATTCACATATTCCATAACTAAACGGTTATTCAATAGACTCATCCTCTATTGTTCCTTATTTCTTTTTAGCGGGTTTTTTCTTTTCTTTAGCTTGGCTATACGCAATGGCGACAGCTTGCTTTTGCGGCTTGCCAGCTTCCATTTCACGCTTAACATTTTCGCCAAATCCTTTCTTTGATTTAGCAGCTTTTCCTTTAACTAACGGCATAACTACTTCCTCTGTTCTTCATAAAAGCGTTTATATTCACCTTGAATATCCTGACGAGAAGCGCCTTTTAAAATCTTGCGATGCGCCTGTTCTAATTGGCGTGAATCAAGGCCGTAATGCTTTTTCAGTTCTTCAGGTTTAGCTTCCCTGAAATCGTTGAATGTAGGTTCCTTCTTCATTTTTTCCCCTTTGGCTTTGGTGGCTGCTTTTCTTCATGTTTCTGCTTGCGATGCGCAATCTGCGTTTCAATGGTGGAAATAGCATGGGAGTGATGCATGTCACGCTCTTTCAATTCCATGTCCATCATGTCTTTACGCTCTTTATGCGCCATATCCATATGTTTGATCTCAATGTCAGCTGCGGCTCGTTCTTCTTCAGCCTTGGCTTTCAGCATATCGACCATCATCTTATTGGTTGAAGCCCCAGCATCCAGCTCAAGCTTCAGCCTATCCGTATCTGCTTTCTCCTTACTGATCTCCAATTCCTTGGCTTTCAGTTGTGCTTCCATCATGTCAGTCTGCGCTTTCAGCTGTAATTTCTGCTGTTCAATCTGCGCTTTGATCTGCTCAGGTGTGGGTTGCTGTTGTTGTGCTTCCATCTTCTTCTTCAGTTCTTCCATCCATTGCTTAGACTTTTCAGCCAGAACATCAGAACCTCTGAACTCCATGTTATCCAGAATGTATGAAATACCGACTTCGTTCATGAACTGGGCGAACAATGGTGAAGCTTGCATTAGCAACATGATCTGGTTAAGAGCGCGAGCCTTCTGGATCGCAAAGTTCGGGCCAGCTTCAACTTTTACACTTAACGCATTTTCATCATAATTAAAAGAAGGCGCACCCTCCTGGTTTACCTTCTGATAAGACCGCACACCATCTCTATCAAGGATAGGAATTGTGCGCGGAGTCTTATAATACTTCGGAATGAGATCAACAATCATATTAGCAATATGAGTCAATGACTGCATATGGCTGACAACATAAGGCATCGCCGCAGCATTGGATTGCGTGGCCGCTTCAATAATAGCAGTACCTGATAGCTGATTATCATTAATCCCCAATGCGGCATCATAGCTACCCAGAATGTTTTGCAACATTTGCATGGAGTTATTGAAGGTTGCCATGACTTCTGGCGGCATCGGCACACGGGCAATTTCGCGTGGTGGATTGATCGGTTTCTCAGGATCGTTATCCATATAACCGTTATAGACAAGTGTGCTGGCCAACTGCACGTTCTTGTAAGCCGCTTGATATTCTTCTTCCTGCGGAATGGACTCTTTGGCAACCATGAATTTATGCATCACCATATTTTCAAAGTCGTTACCAATACACTGCGCAGAGAAGTTAATCAGGCGCTGAATGCCTTCAGCATGGAAAACATACGGTTTGGTGAATTGACGATAAGCAGCGGAATTACCATCTTTGATAATGGCGCTATCACCATCAACAAACACTAATGGTAAATACTTATAGTCAGTTTCTTCATATTTCAATACTTCGCAACCAATCAAGCGATAACGGCAGATGACCTGTTTATAGGTCTGGCGTTGATTGGTAATCACTGGCAATTGTTCGGTGCGCTGCTCTGTTTCCCATTGAGCAACCAATTCTTCGTATTTCTCCATAGGCATATCGCCCATGCCAGCCACACGTACTAACTTAACTTTCTTACGCTTTTTCTCATAATAGTCGCACACCAAGACGACATCTTTTTCTTCACAGGTATAAGACCAATCAAGGCTTTCGCTTTCCACGGAATAGCGCAATTCAGTAATATCGACATTTGGATATTCCATTTTGAACTTTTCCTTTGGCATCGGGAAAAACTCAAAACAATATTCACTATCGGACTTACTGGCTTCTCTGGCGTTTTCATCAAAACCGCAAAGTGTCGGTTCATAGACCCGTCTAAACTTAATGACCTGATCAAATGTCATTTCATGGACGTAATCAGTATAAAGTTTCTCAATACTGAAACCGCCTCCTAGCTGATCTTTATAGACGTTGTATTGAGTATTATGTTTATTGGCATCATCAAAGATATGGCGAATATGGCCTTCCACGATCATGATCACTTCTGGCTCAACAGGCATTCCATTTTCGGCCATAACGGTAATACTGGGCATTTGCTTGCTGAACTCACCGCATAATCTGGATAGCGGCGCATTCACGACATTGCATTCCAGGATGGGTTTGCCCATCGTTTTCAGAGAACTGGTGTCATTCTCAGAAAGAGCCGTATTAAACGTAAATTTGAAGAATTTATGAAATCTTATGTTGTTTGGCTTAAAATATATCGTGGAATTAGCAATATTTTTCTTAATTCGCGTTAATTGTTCCCGATATTTGCCTGGAACCGCTTCAGCCATCTCTATTTTTCCTTAAATTGACGACTTTCTGGAATGTAGCCATTATTTTGCCAGCTGTGACTTTGCTTTGTCCATCATTTAACCTAGATATAAATCGTTGGGCTGATTTGTCGATCAAACCGACTTCTACGGCCATTTGTGCAGTATCTGCAATGTCATCAAAACGGTGAGAATTGTTAGCTGTGATCTTTCTCATGTGTTCAATGCAATCATCCTTGTGTTTAGCATTCTTGCTGAAAGAGATTAATTTTTGAGCAACATAAGGCTGCATATTAAGGAAGCGTTCGGTCTTGCTGCCGCTGGTAGAATTGCGATCCAGGGCTTTAACCACCAATCCACGGACTTTTGTAATGCTGGAAGCGAGGGTGACACCTGTGGATTTCTTCTCAATAACGACTAAACGGGGCTTAACTTTATGACCGCAGCATTTGTAATAGAAATCCATGAACTCTTGTTCAAGGTCTTTGGGTTCAACTCTGACTTCTAGGCAATCAATCCAGTGAAGTCCGTATTCTTCGGTATTCTCGACTTTATATAGCCCCCAGAAGGAAAATACGGAGGCATCATTATACGTTTTAGCTGTCTCTGCTGTATCAGCGGTGATAAATGTAGCCAGGATGTCAGGTTCTTCGTCCATTGAATAGAACCATTCCGGTTTGAATATACCACCACCTGCGGGTTGAGGATTCTGCTGGTATTGAGCCGCGAAAACATAGGGTGTGTTCTTCTCTATTTGTAAAAGTGATGCTTTGGTATGGAGATCAGGATGAAGGGCGTTACCAGCCTCGTCAAGAGCTGGCAACGATACAACCGTCCAGCCACCTTGTTCAATAAAGTGTCCGGCAAGATCGGCTTCGTGAACCCGTTGGCCAATGAAAATAATCGGTGTATTAGCATTATTGGCACGTGAGATCATGGTATTGTAATACCATTCTGTCACTGATTCCCGAATTGTGTCAGAAGTTGCTTCATCAGGTTTATGGATATCATCAATAATGATGGCTCCGGAGAATCTATTGGTGATACCCCGTACACCAGCGCCTCGACCAGTAATTGTACCACCTGCACCAGCTGCATAGACTGAGCCTCCCTGAATAGTTTCAAAGTTGGCTTTACTGCGTGTGTCTTGACTTAGTTTAACACCGAATATGTCTCGAAATTGTTTCATCTCGATAATGTTCTTGATGGTAGCGGTCTGTTTCATCGCCAAATCAAGGTTATATGAAACATAAAGAAAGTTACTATCAGGGTAAATAGCCATAGCCCAAGATACAAAATGAATAAGTAGCTCAGTTTTCCCATAGCGAGGCGGCACATTAATGATAAGTCGGTCAATCTTGCCATCAATGACTTTGGTGAGTGCTTTAGCAATAGTGACATAGTGTGATTCCCTTCCAATGGGATCAGACAGCATGAACAATCTATGACAACGTAAACGGTAGAAAGCTTGAGTATATTCTAGCAGAGAACCTGCTAACTGATATTTGATGTCTAATGCATCAAGTGCGGGTAATTCCTTTGGTCTGGCCATTTCTCATCCTTTTGAACAAAGAATGAGTGTACCAAGATTGAACTGACTAATAAATATGCCAGTTTCGGACTAATGACTGGCGGCATATAACAAGGGAACGTGAGTGTATTACCCTGTCCTATCCCTTTCTACCAACGGAGGATTATTGCCGTTTAATGTTAGGCCATGTGATTAGACATAGTCTTTTGGTAGCTTGCACTGGTGATAGGATTCGAACCTATAAATGGGCGGTTTTGGAGGCCGCTGTCCTGCCTAATGGACTTCACCAGCATAATTCCTGGCACAATAGGAATCGAACCTATATCTTGCACGTTAACAGCGTGGTGCATTACCGTTATACTATATGCCAATAATGATGGGCAACACGAACCCATCTCGGTGCTAACGGTTATCCAGCCTCACAGCTACTGGCTCAGGGATGCACTTAACCGTACCCCATGTGTTTTTCCTTTTGCCGGAAGTAGGACTTGAACCCACAACCTTCGACTTACAGGGACGCTGCACTACCAATTGTGCTATTCCGGCTTATTCTAGCGGATAGAGAGATTCGAACTCTCGTCTTTAGCTTGGAAGGCTAAATACTAACCTTTAGTTACCCGCATAATCTTTCAGCGATGAAAGACTCGAACTTTCAATCCCCAACTCCCAAAGCTGGTGCGCTACCATTACGCTAATAGCTGTCTATCTGGTTGCGAGATCAGGAGTCGCACTTGAAACCTCTGGTTATGAGCCAGGCATGATACTTTTTCACCATCTCGCAATAATCTTGTGTAACGCTGTGGCTTTATCCACACGGCTTTATTGAGTCTCTTGCAGTTTGACAAAGGACATTATCAATTCTCAACCCTGTCGCCCACAGGAGGGCATTACAATTGGAAATAATATCATGTCTTTTCCTCATATACCTCAGACACATCAAAAGCTTCTTCTTCCAGTAACGTTAGCCTTTTCTCATGGTCAACTATCATTTCCATAAGCTGTACAATGATCTCATCAGTTTTGCCAATTATCTTACGATCATTCATCTTCCATAGCCTTCATTAACTTGTATAGTTTATTAACAGTATCAGGATTACTATTCCTGAGAGAATAAAGCTGGTTAATCACTTCCATCTTCTTATGACAGCCTTTAACGAACACAGCAATGTCCTCCAAAGACTTCTTCATATCAGCCATATCCTTCTGTAACTTCTCTTTCTCTACATTCCAGTCACGGATAAAGCCACCGTCAGTTAACTTGCTAAACGTATTATAGACGTTCTGTAAGCCTGTCTGATTAGCTTCCTGGATACGTTGTAATCCCATCATCTGATGTTTCAGGTCTTTATGGTTATCATCTACCAGATGCTCTCTCATCTTATCTTTACAGAAACGACAGATAATAATATGTGCATTACTATAACGATTCACCCAAAGTGAGATGGAATCCTTCACATTATCATCATCTTTCAAATAACTATGACTACATATCCCGCATGTATAAATATTCGCCATACTTGACTTTTTCCTTGAAATATGGTATAAAAAAGCATTAGTACTCTGAAGTAAGGTACTAACGCTTTTTTATGATAATACTCTCCTAAACACTAGTTCTAAAGCCCTGTTTAGCTTCGCAAACCTCATTGTCAGTCCCAATGCCTTAATACCAATATCTACGGTAACAGTAATAAGGTCTCGGACTTAGCACTGCTATACATAAAATGAAAACAGCAAAAGCGCCTACCAAAAAGAGGAAGCCTAAGCCTTCAGCTGCGTCTTTCGCATTGGAAAGTCGGTTTGCTTGTTCAATCGCCATTTTCTGCTTGAATTGTTCATCGGTCATGACGACCTGGATGGGGCGGCTAGCTTCTAATTGCGCTAGTACTCTTTTTGATCTCTCAACTAATTCTTTATCGTCTTGCAACATTTTCAATCTCCCGTTTTATTGTTTATACATCTTATATTATACATCTTAATTATACAAATATTTTCTACAATTTTTTTTAAAAATCGTGACGAAGTGATGGGGGTAGGGAGGTAAATATAAATATTCGCCCCAGCAGCAGAGGCATGGGGGAGGGGTCGCCTGAGCAATTTCTATACCCTATAAAATGTACAGCTTATGTGTAGTGTTTCGTATTGTGTCCTATATTTGCACTAATCCTATCGTCCTACCTACTATAGATAACACTCACTATCTGTAGTTGGTTAGTTATTGAACAATATCATACACTACAGCTTGGTTGATTAGTGATCAATCGCGCAGGAGAGTGCAATTGTGAGTGGGATTGTGGGCGTTTACCGTGCTACTTTTCGCGCTGGCGTGTATAAAACTCTGAGGATTGCCTAACTAAGAGGGGAAAAATGGGATATTTACGGGGATATTCGGCTATTGGTTTATATAGTTATTGCTCTTTCTTATATTCATTACGTGCATTGCGTAAATCCTCAATGCTTGCAGATATCGTATTAACATTAACTGTTTGTTGTGCATAATTGCCTTGCATTTTGTTCAATTCAGCTATTGCCTTGATAGCTAATTCACCATTTTGGAATGGACTATTAATATCAATTGCTCTTTCTGTAATTGAAACAAGCTTATTAATTAAATACTCAGGTGTAACAATTTTGGCCATTTCGTGAAAAAAATAGTCTAAATGTGCTTTGAGTGGGTTTCTGGATACAAGTACAGTTGCCGCTTGTTTCGCGTATTGTGACGTATAGCCAGCCTTTCGGTATGCTTCCGTGTAGTTATCACCGTCTAATATATAATTGAGCATTAACGCTTGTTGGGGCAATAATGGCGGCAATTGCTCATAGGCTATTTGTAACTCTGTACGTGGATTAACTGGTATTAATTCTTGAGTATTCATTTATACATATTACACGGGATTGATGACTTTATTCCATCCTGGCTTACGTCCTGGTTTCTTTCTCACTATTGATTGCTCAATCTTTGCGCTATTCTCTGATATTTCATTAATAGTGTGAAATTCACCTTCAGTCGCTTTACAGTTAAACGGTAATGTCGTTTCACCTGCTATATGCTCACAGGTAACACTAATAGGGTTTAATGGTATGCCAGCTTGCAGCGATTCTTTCATAACCATTCCCACACCTTTGCAAACGTTACAATCAATCTGTATTCCACCCATTGGGGCTATTTTCTTAGTTCCACCACATCTCAAACATCTTTGCATGGATTAATTCCTATAGACTGATGATTCACTAATCGGTTTAAACTGGTTTGCAATCCTAACAATGTAGCCGGCTCAATCTTACCAATAAAAGCTGTATTCGCTACAATATCGCCATTCTGGATAATAATTTGCACAAAGTGATCAATACCATTAAATCCGCTTACTAATTGAAAATGCATAAATATCCTATTTATCTAGGGCTTAACTATATCACGATTTATTTAAAAATAAATGTATTGC